TTGCTACGAGGACTGGTGCGAATTTCAATGAATTTGGTGCATAAATAAAGAATAGAAGTTAACTAAAAAAGGAGACACATTAAATGTCATTACCAAGTGTAGAACAATTTAAAAACCAATTGGCTTTGGGTGGTGCAAGAGCTAACTACTTTTTGGTGAGTGGTCCAATTGTTGGTGGTGCTGATTTCACATATCTCTGTAGATCAGCTTCTCTTCCCGCTGCAACTGTAAATACCGTGGAAGTATCTACTCCCGGCGGTAGAAAGTTGAAACTCGCAGGAGAGAGAACCTTCGAGGATTGGAGTATCACAGTTTACAACGACACACAAATGATAATGAGAAGAAGATTTGAATCATGGCAGGCACAGTGTGCTCAGTATGGCAACCCATTGGGTGCTGATGCTCTCGATGCTTATGGTCAAAGTAACTGGGTAGTCACACAACTTTCAAGAAGTGGCGCTCCCGTTAGAAGTTATCAATTCTTCAATATGTGGCCATCATCACTTGCTGCTATTGATTTGAACTTTGATGATGCTGGTTCAATTGAAGAGTTTGAAGTAACATTAGCATACTCTCATTATGAACCAACTGGTGGTTCACTCAACCAAATTGATACTGCTGTTCAACTCGCAATTTCAACTGCACTTTCCACTGGCAACATTTCGTTTGCTCTTACTGGATTGGCAAACTTGAATGCTGGTACAGCCTATCTTGGTGGAGCTGCTCCAACAACCTGATATTTGAAATTTATATACTATAAAGGGTAATCAATGGCTTTTGAATTATTTGGACTGAAGTTCGGAAAAACTAAAGAGGAGAAGGAAGATAATAAACTGTCTTCCTTCGTTCCTCCCGATACTGATGATGGTGCTGTAATAGTTGAATCTGGTGGGTTTTATGGTCAATATGTTGATTTGGATGGATCCACAAGAAGTGATTATGAACTGATTCAAAAGTATCGTGACATGTCACTTCACCCCGAGTGTGAGACAGCAGTAGAGGAAATTGTGAATGAGTGCATTGATACCAACGATCAAAAGGATGCTGTCCGAATAAATTTGGACGGAACTCATTTGGAACCAGAAATAAAGAAGATGGTTTCAAAGGAATTCCAGAATGTCTTGGAGATGATGCAGTTCAATACAAAAGGATATGAACTTTTTCGTAGATGGTACATTGACAGTAGATTGTATTTTCACATCTTGGTGAATCCAGAAAACACCAAGAAAGGAATTGTCGAACTTCGATATATCGACCCACTGAATCTTCAGAAGATTCGTGAGTTTAAGAAGGAGACAAGACCCGATGGGAGTAAGTTGATTTCTGGCGTTGAAGATTTTTATGTGTTTCACAAGTATGTTTTTCCGGGTTCGCAAAAGAACTTTGCGACAGCTCCAGATGTTGAAGGTTTGAGAATTTCTCCCGATGCGATTGCTGCGGTGAACTCTGGACTTTATGATACGAGAAACAAGAGAATTGTTGGATATCTGCACAAAGCAATCAAATCGTTGAATCAACTCAGAATGATGGAAGACGCCGTGGTGATTTATAGAATTTCCCGTGCGCCCGAAAGAAGAATATTTTATGTGGATGTTGGTAACTTACCAAAACAGAAAGCTGAACAATATCTTCGTGATTTGATGAATAAACACAGAAACAAACTAGTTTATGATGCAAACACTGGTGAGATTCGTGACGACAAAAGATTTATGACGATGCTTGAGGATTATTGGATGCCTCGTCGTGAAGGTGGAAAGGGAACCGAAATTTCCACACTTCCCGGCGGACAGAATCTTTCGGAAATGGAGGATGTGAAGTATTTTCAGAAGAAACTCTATAAATCTTTGAATGTTCCAGCATCTCGTCTTGAAAGTGAAAATGGATTTACTTTGGGTAGATCGACAGAAATAACTCGCGATGAAGTGAAGTTTGCAAAATTTGTGAGTAGGTTGAGAACAAAATTCAGTGAAGTGTTTTATGATTTATTGGGTAAACAAGTTGTTCTTCGTGAAATAATGTCAAGAGACGAGTGGGAAGAAATAAGACCAGATGTTCATTTTGACTTCAAGAAAGATACATATTTCAGTGAATTGAAGGAAGCAGAACTTCGCAAGGACAAGGTTGATGAACTGATGAATTTGACACAATATGTTGGTAAGTTCTTCTCATATGCATGGATTCGTAAAAATGTTCTGAAACTCACAGATGAAGAAATTGAGAAGATGAACAATGAAATAGAGGAAGAAAGAAAACAAGGACTCATTCCACAAGACCAATCGGAATACGGACTATGACAGAAAAAACAAGAAACATGATTGAATTTCTTGAGAAGGAGGATTTTGAATCCTTCAAGAAATCTCTGTTTCTATGCATTTCAGAAAAATTAGAAGAAGCTCTTTCTGATAAAAGAGATTTTGTTTCTCAAAGTGTATTGGAACAAGGTGATGCAGCTGCTGCAGCTGCTGAAGCTGACGCGGAAAAACAAGCCTTGTTTGTTGATCCCATGATGGCAAAAGAATTTTTCCTCATGGACATAGACCACAAGGGACACACCATAACACTCAAGAGTTTGGGAACTGGTATCGGAAAACCAGTTATTTCTTATATTGATGGCGAACAGTTTGAAGTGTTCACCGATAAGGAAATTGCTAAGAAAGAATCAATTGAAGCTGTGAATAGAATGATTCAAAAAAACATTGAGAGTGTCAAAGATCTGCGAAAGACCGACAAACAACTCGCAAAAGAAAAAATGAATAAAGAACAACAGGTTTCATCCAAATCTGAAAAAGATGAGGATAAAAAATAGGAACGAATCATGCTAAACGAAGAAAAAATGACAGAATATCAAAAGTTTTTCATGGGTGCTTTGAAGAAGTTTGGAGTGAATTCTCCCGCTGAATTAAAGTCTGAAGATGAAAAGAAGAAGTTCTTCAACTACGTTGATAAGAATTGGACTGGCGAAAAGAGTGAAGAAGTAGAAGCACACGAAAACGTAGTTTCCGAAGCAAACGCATTCCTCAAAGCTCGTGCTGCAGCAATTTGGGAAGGAAACGACGAATTTGAATTCAATGGGAAGATTTATCCCGTGGTCAAAGTTGAGGAAGAGAGTGAATGAAATCATTTTCGAACTATCTTTCAGAAGATTATGATGGAGAGATGGCAATCTCTCAGCTTCGTTCCATTATTGAAAATGCAAACGAATTATTGAGTATGATGAGTTCCGAAACCAATCTTGAGCCTTGGGTTCAGAGTAAACTAACAAAGGCACAAGATTATGTTTCCGTGGTTCATGATTACATGAGTCATAATCCAGATAGTTCAGTGGAAGAAGGTTCACTTCTTCCATCGGAAAGAAATGACCAAAGAAATTACAGAAAAACTTCTTCTGGCTCAAAGGCCGGAATGAAGTATTACAACAAGATGAAAAAACCAAATGCAAAACCAGATGCGGCAGCATCATTCAAAGCAAAGCAAGTTCATAAAGGAAAGTATCATGCCTGAAAATCACACTGAAAATATGATTAATTCTGTTCTCAATAAGAATGCAGTAGATTTCAAAAATCATCTTGATACCGCAATGAGTGAAAAGATTGCCGCTGAGCTTCGTGACAAGAAGACAGAATTGGCAAACTCCATGTTCAAGGAAAACAATTCCAAGGAGATGCAGAGCACCATTGTTGGAAAGAAGAAAAGAGAGAAGGCAGAAGACGAAAACGACCTTGCTATGAAAGGTTCAGAGGTAGCAGAGGAAGAAGAATGAAAAAATTCAAAGACCTTAGAGAAACCATAAAGACTGTTGAACTCTCAGAGAAGAGTGATGTATCTTTTGAGACAAAGGATTCCAAGACAGCTGAGATGGTCAAGAAAGAACTTTCAAAGATAGTCAATGCTGACTTCAAGATGAACAAGAGCGGTTCAAAGTATGTTGTCACTGTAACTCCTCGTTCTTCATCGGATGAAAGAATTGTCAAATCTTTTCTGGATGATGCTGAAATAGAAACATTGAAGGATGAATTCATTTCTTCTTTGATTCGTAGTAAAGACATAAGAGAAGAATATACTTTGAAAAATTCCTCTGGAGAAGAAGTAACCATAACTCCAGAAATTTCAGAGAAAATAGTACATATTCATGACAATCTTTCAAGAGACAATCAAGAGGTCTTCATGGATATGTTGGTTCACTCAAGAGAAACATTTGAGCAAGTTGTGAATTTTTGTGAGTCATACTCAAAGAGATAAGAGGTAACGAATGGCATATACGACTATAACTTCAACACATAAAAAGTTTTCTGCTATTTTCACAGGAACTACCACGTTAGATTCTTCGTCAGCAATTTTTGGGGGAGTTACCGCAGAGCCTTCAACATTCGGCTTCAATAGAGCATTTGTTGACAATGGACAGACTGTTACTCTTACTTTTCATGGTGTGGGTGCAATAGTTCTTCCTGCTGGAACAACAAATTTCAGAGGAAACGAAATTGGATTTGGTTCATTCACCGGATGCACAGGTGTTTCAGTCGCTGTTTCTGGCGGAAGTGCTGTTTTGGAATTCAGTGGAGTTCCCACGACAATATCGGAAGATTACTTTAAGTAAGGACAATCAAACATGAAACTATTCAGAGAAATAAACGAAGAAGTTGAAATTCTCACCGAAGAAACGGAAAAAGGTGAGAAGAAGTATTTCATTGAAGGAGTGTTTCTTCAAGGAAATCTCAAGAATCGCAATGGAAGAATATATCCAATGGAGATTCTTGACAAGGAAGCTTCCAGATATTCAAAAGACTTTATTGAACAGAGAAGAGCATTTGGTGAGTTGGGACATCCCGATGGACCAACGATCAACCTTGAAAGAGTTTCCCACATGATAACTTCTCTTCGTAGAGAAGGTGAAAACTATATCGGAAAAGCAAAAGTGATGGATACACCATATGGCAAGATAGTCAAGAATTTGATTGACGAAGGTGCTAAATTGGGAGTTTCTTCAAGAGGAATTGGTTCACTTGAAGAAAAAAGAGGAGTCAATTTCGTCAAAGACGATTTTCAACTGGCAACCGCAGCAGATATTGTTGCAGATCCTTCGGCTCCAGATGCTTTCGTGAATGGTATTTTGGAAGGTAAGGAATGGATATATGAAGCAGGACTATTAGTTACTAGAAATGCTTCTAGAGCAGAAGAGATGGTGGAAGAAACAAAGAAAGAAATCAAGAAAATTCGTTCAGTAAATCCAAGAGTAGTAGAAGAAAAGGCAGTAAATGCATTTTCTCGTTTCATGCAAAATCTTTAATATTATAAATAAATAATAGAATCAAGGAGTAATTTCATGGATATTCAAGAAACAGCAAAGAGTCTGCTCGAAGCCGAAGAAACGGCAAAAAGTGCAGCAACCAAACCAAAGTTCACTCACTCTGTAAAGGGTGGAAAGCACAAGGATTCAGAAGGTCTTGAGGGTTCAACACAAGGAATGCCTCCTGAAGGTTCTGAAGAAGACACATTAAAAGCAAATGTCGCTTCCAAGGAATCGGAAAGACCAACTGATGAAAAGATGCCTGGCAAGAAGGCCGGAAAACTTCGCAAGAAGGATTCTATGACAGATCCAGAGAGTGAAGTTGAAACTGAAATTGATTATCTCTCTGACAATCCAGGCAAGAAGGCCGCAGAGAAGGTTGGAAAGACAACTAAGTTGACCAAGGAAGATGAAGACAACGATGATGAAGAAGTCGTTGAAGAAGAAATTTCAATCGACCATCACTTGGAAGCTCTTTTCAATGGTCAAGATCTCACCGAAGAGTTCAAGGAAAAGACTGCAACCATCTTCAAGGCAGCAGTCAATGAAAGAGTTTCCGCAGTTGTGGAACAACTTGAAAACAAGGTAGAGACAAAACTCGCATCCGCAATCGAAGAAAACAAAGAAGAGATGGCAAATAATCTTGATTCTTATCTCAACTACGTTGTCGAAGAGTGGATGAAGGAAAATGAAGTCGCTATTGAACGCGGTCTCCGCAACGAGATCACCGAAGAGTTCCTTTCAGGTCTTCGCAATCTTTTCCTCGAACACAACATTGACGTTCCCGAATCAAAGGTTGATGTTCTTGAGAAGATGGCAGAAAGAATTGAAGAACTTGAAGAAAGTCTCAACAAGGAAATCGAGAACAACATTTCTCTTCGTGAAAGAGTTGAAACCGCAGACAAGAGAGACGTTGTTGAGGAAATCGGATATGACCTTACTGCTTCAGAAAGAGTCAAACTCCGTAAACTTCTTGAAGGAATTGACGCCGAATCACACGAAGATTTTGTGACCAAGGCAAAGATTCTCAAGGAGAACTACTTTGCAGAAACAATTGAAAGATCAGTTGATTCAGACAATGAAATCCAAGATCTTCAAGAAAATTACGAATTCGAAACTGGTGGTAGCATGAGTGCATATGCTCAGGCTATCAGTAGAATCGGCAAGACCAGAAAATAATAAGATATTTCTTTTAAAGGAGTAAATAAATGGAACCTAGTATAATCACAGAACAACTTGAGAAGAAATGGCAGCCCATTCTTGAGCATGCCGATCTTCCCGAGATCAAAGATTCGTATCGTAAGCAAGTCACCTCGGTTCTTCTTGAGAATCAAGAGAAGCATCTCAAGGAGGCTGCACCAGCCAACGCAACCGTAGCAGGTGGAAATTATCCCATGAGCAATTGGGATCCCATTCTCATCTCTTTGGTTCGTCGTGCAATGCCCAATTTGATTGCTTATGACATTTGCGGTGTTCAACCCATGTCTGGACCAACCGGACTTATCTTTGCTCTCCGTAGTCGTTATCAAGGACAGAAGGGCGACGAAGCACTCTTCCAAGAAGCATCAACTAAGTTTGGTGGTGATGGATCGACTGCTTACAACAGAACCAATGTTGCTGGACAAGATACTTCATTCTCGACATCGACA